GATATTACGGCGTTCGTTCTCGTGTTCCCGCCGCAGGACGAGGAGGACAAATACAGTATCCTCCCATACTTCTGGGTGCCGGAGGACACGCTCGACCTTCGTGTAAAGCGCGACCATGTTCCCTACGATCTGTGGGAACGGCAGGGACTTCTGATGACCACGGAGGGAAATGTCGTTCACTACGGATATATTGAGAAGTTCATCGAGCGGCTCGGAGAACGGTTCAACATCCGGGAGATTGCTTTCGACCGCTGGGGTGCTGTGCAGATGGTGCAGAACCTTGAGGGCATGGGCTTTACGGTCGTGCCGTTCGGACAGGGCTTTAAGGATATGTCCCCACCGACCAAGGAACTGATGAAGCTGACCTTGGAGGAGAAGATTGCTCACGGCGGGCATCCCGTCCTGCGGTGGATGATGGACAACATCTATATCCGCACTGATCCTGCCGGGAACATCAAGGCGGACAAGGAAAAATCGACAGAAAAAATCGATGGTGCGATTGCGACCATCATGGGGCTTGACCGTGCCATCCGCTGCGGGAACGACACGGGCGAAAGCGTATATGACACCAGGGGTCTCCTGGTGTTTTAGAAAGGAGCGTGATGTGAAATGATTATATTTTCGTGACTGTTCAAATCGAGGGATAAGCCTGAGAACAGGACGCCGGGCAGCAGCTATGCCTTTTACCTCGGCGGTTCTTCCTCCGGCAAACTGGTGACGGAGAGGAGCGCAATGCAGATGACAGCGGTGTATGCCTGTGTGCGTATCCTGTCGGAAGCCATCGCGGGACTGCCGCTCCATATGTACCGCTACAAGGAGGACGGCGGCAAGGAGAAAGCCATCGACCATCCGCTATACCTTCTGCTCCATGACGAGCCGAATCCGGAGATGAGTTCATTCGTGTTCAGGGAAACGCTGATGACTCATCTTTTGTTGTGGGGAAACGCCTATGCGCAGATCATCCGCAACGGCAAGGGCGAGGTCGTGGCTCTGTACCCGCTTATGCCGAACAAGATGAGCGTCAACCGGGATACGAATGGTCAGCTTTATTACCAGTACCAGCGTTCCTCCGATGAAGCACAGACCATGAAGGGCGATACGGTGGTTCTCCGACCGTCTGATGTGCTGCATATTCCGGGACTCGGCTTTGACGGGCTGGTAGGCTACTCGCCTATTGCAATGGCAAAGAACGCCATAGGGCTTGCTATTGCCACGGAGGAATACGGCAGCAAGTTCTTCGCCAACGGTGCCGCTCCGAGCGGTGTTTTGGAGCATCCGGGAACGATCAAGGACCCAAGCAAGGTGCGGGAAAGCTGGCAGCAGACCTTTGGAGGCTCGGCGAACAGCAACAAGATAGCGGTGCTGGAAGAGGGCATGAAATACACGCCTATTTCCATATCGCCAGAGCAGGCGCAGTTCCTGGAAACGCGCAAGTTCCAGATAAACGAGATAGCGAGGATATTCCGTGTGCCTCCGCACATGGTGGGCGATCTGGAAAAGAGCAGCTTCTCCAACATCGAGCAGCAGAGCCTTGAGTTCGTGAAGTACACGCTCGATCCCTGGGTAATCAGATGGGAGCAGTCGATACAGAGGACGCTCCTTGCTCCTGATGAGAAAAAGACCTACTTCGTGAAATTCAATGTGGAAGGTCTGCTCCGAGGAGACTACGCCAGCCGCATGAATGGATACGCCACGGCAAGGCAGAACGGATGGATGAGCGCAAACGATATCCGTGAACTGGAGAACCTCGACCGCATCCCCGCAGAGGACGGCGGCGATCTTTACCTCATAAACGGCAATATGCTCCCGCTGTCACAAGCGGGAGCTTTTGCAGATACAGACAACAACGGAAAGGAGGACGAATCCGATGAAGAACAGGAAGTTCTGGAATTGGAAAAATCAGACGGACGAAGAGCCGTCCGCAGAGCGAGTTCTTGAACTGTACGGCACGATAGCCGAGGAAAGCTGGTTTGACGATGATATCACTCCGGCAATGTTCAAGGAGGAGCTTTTCGCGGGCAGCGGTCCCATCACCATCTGGATCAACTCGCCCGGCGGGGACGTGTTCGCAGCGGCGCAAATCTACAATATGCTGATGGATTATCCGTATGACGTGACCGTCAAGATTGACGCACTTGCTGCATCAGCGGCAAGCGTTATCGCTATGGCAGGCACGAAGGTGCTGATGAGTCCCGTGGCGATGATCATGGTGCATAATCCCGCCACCATTGCAATCGGTGACAGCGATGAGATGCAGAAAGCTATCGATATGCTTGCCGAGGTCAAGGAAAGCATCATGAATGCCTACGAGATCAAGACCGGGATGTCACGCCACAAGATTTCGCAGCTTATGGATGCGGAGACTTGGATGAATGCAAAGGAAGCCGTGAAACTTGGTTTTGCCGATGAGATTCTCTTTGCAGAAAAGACGGAAGACAAACTTTCCGATGATGGCGCAGAGATGCTCTTTTCACGCAAGGCTGTGACGGACTCACTGCTTTCAAAGCTGATCCCGAAACGCCCGGAAAATCCCAAAAACACAGTCAAAGCAACCGACCTTGAGAAGCGGCTCTCGCTTCTCTCACACTAATTTTATGGAGGTATTTATCATGACCAGAATTATGGAACTTATGGAAAGACGCGCAAAGGCATGGGAAGCTGCGAAGAACTTCCTTGACTCGCATTCCGACAAGGGTGGAAACGTGTCCGCAGAGGATGCTGCTACCTATGACAAGATGGAAAAAGAGGTCACTGACCTCACGCACGACATCGAGAGGCTTCAGCGCCAGGAGGAGATCGAGAAGATGATGAACGCTCCGACTTCCTCTCCGCTGACTGCAAAGCCCGGTGCTACCGAGGACAAGGAAGAAAAGACCGGCAGAGCGTCCGCTGCTTACAAGAAGGCGTTCTGGGACAACATCCGTCATCCCGGCAATCCCGCTGTCCGTAATGTGCTTGAGGAAGGCACCGATGCCAACGGCGGCTATCTCGTCCCTATTGAGTTTGAGCATACCCTTGTTCAGGCACTCAATGAAAACAACATCATGCGCACCATCGGCTGCAAGATCATCACTACGCAGAACGAGCGCAAGATTCCCGTGGCAAACGGTCACACCCAGGCGGTATGGACAGCGGAAAACGGTGCTTATACCGAGAGCAATCCCACCTTCGGACAGACCAGCATTGATGCTTTCAAGCTGACTGACCTCATTAAGGTATCAGACGAACTGCTTTCCGACAGCTTCTTCGATATCGAAGGCTACATCTCCGAAGAGTTCGGACGTGCATTCGGTGAAGCCGAGGAGGATGCTTTCATCAACGGTGCGATTCAGACCGGGCAGACGGTAATCGACAGACCTACTGGTCTTATGATTGCCGCAGCCGCAGGCGGCGCTCCGTCCGGTGTAACCACTGCTGCAAACAACAAGATCGATGCTGACGAACTGATTAGCCTTGTATATTCCCTGAAGGCTCCTTACAGAAGCAAGGCAAAGTTCCTCATGAACGATGCCACTGTTGCGTATATCAGAAAACTCAAGGACGGAAACGGCGTGTATATGTGGCAGCCTGCCCTTACCGCCGGTGAGCCGGATCGTCTTCTTGGCTATCCGCTCTATACCTCTCCTAAGGTGCCTGTTATGGCGGCAGGTGCAAGGACTATCGCATTCGGTGATTTCTCCTGCTACTGGATCGCAGACAGAGCCGGACGCAGCATGAAGCGTCTGAACGAGCTTTATGCTACCAACGGTCAGGTCGGTTTTACCTGCACGGAGCGCGTGGATGGCAAGCTCATCCTTACCGAAGGCATCAAGATTCTTGATATGCACGCCTGATGAGGAGGGACAGCTATGAGTTATAACACAAAGAACTATACCGAACAGGGTGGCGATGTCACTCACATCGGCGAGAAATTGATCATCGAGGAGGGAGCCTCCGTGGAGGGGCTCCTTTCTACTCCTGCAGAAAACCAGTCAGACAGTGAAGCAACAACTGTGGTTGCTTTGAAAGAGGACTTCAACACATTGCTTGCGAAACTTAAAACTGCAGGAATAATGGCGGCGGACGAATCAGACTAAGGAAAGGAGGCGGCGGTTATGGACACTCTGCTTGAGAAAGTAAAAGCCAATCTGATACTGGAGCATTCGGCGGATGATGAACTGCTCTCGCAGTATATTACCGCCGCTGTTTCCTATGCGGAGAGCTATCAGCATATCGAAGAGGGCTATTATACAGAGAATGAAATGCCCGCAACTACAGAACAGGCGGTCATCATGCTGGCAAGCCACTTCTATGAGTCGCGGGACGGCTCTACGGGCGGTTTCTTCGCTGACAACACGAATGCGGCGCAACAGATATGGAACACGGTCAACCTTCTCCTTCGGCTCGACCGGGATTGGAAGGTGTGACCATGAGTTTCGGAAAGATGAATGCCTTCATCACCATCGTGGAGAAACAGCACACCACGGACGATGAGGGCTTTAAGTCGGAAACGGATGTGACCGTTGCAGAGGTAAGGGCTTACCGGGAAGGTCGGCACGGCAGCGAGAAATGGGCGAACATGGCCACATACTCGACCGCCACCGATCTTTTTCGTTTCCGGGTGATACCCGGCGTTACGATCACCACGGAAATGAAGATACTCTGCGATGGGCATACCTTCGAGATCACTTCCGTTGAGGATGTGAAAGGAAGAGGTATGTACCTTGAGGTACTGGGGACGGAGGTGAAAAAGAGTGGCTAAAGCAACATTCAAGATGCCGGAGGAGTTCCTTATGAAGGTATCCAAACTGGCAGACAGGACTGACGAGATTTTGCCGAAGGTGCTGGAGGCGGGCGCGGAGGTCGTTGAATCGAAGGTTCGCTCCAACCTTGCGTCCGTTATCGGCAAAGGCACGAAGGAGCCGTCACGCTCCACGGGGCAGCTTTTGTCCGCTCTCGGCACTTCTCCTGCCCTGCAGGATAAGAACGGCGATTTCAATGTGAAGGTCGGCTTTTCCGAGCCAAGGTCTGACGGCGAGAGCAATGCCAAGATAGCGACTATCCTCGAATACGGCAAAAGCGGACAGCCTGCAAGGCCGTTCTTAAAACCTGCGAAATCTTCATCGAAGAACGCCTGCATAGAAGCGATGAAGGCAAAGCTGGAATCGGAGGTGAACGGGATATGAGCCTGTTATCGGAAATAAAGGCCGTGGTCACGGACTGTGGTCTGCCAGTGGAGACGGGCGTGTTCTCGGATGAGCCGCCAGATGAATATGTGGTGGTGACTCCGCTTGCGGACACCTACGAGCTTCATGCGGACGATGCTCCCGGATACGAGACGCAGGAGGCAAGGCTATCCCTGTTCTCCAAGGGCAATTATATGCAGCGGAAGAAGCAGCTGTCAAAGGCTCTTCTTACCGCTGATTTTGTCATCACGGAAAGACGGTACATCGGACACGAGGACGATACCGGCTTCCACCACTACGCCATTGATGTGGCGAAACTTTATGAAACGGAGGATTGAACATTATGGCAACAATCGGTCTTGATAAACTTTTCTATTCCAAGATCACGGAGGACGCAAACGGCAACGAGACCTATGCGACTCCCGTGTCACTCGCCAAGGCAATGACAGCGGAACTTTCTGTGGAACTTGCCGAGGCCACGCTCTATGCCGATGACGGAGCGGCGGAGGTCGTGAAGGAGTTCCAGAGTGGGACGCTCTCGCTTGGCGTTGACAACATCGGGCTTTCCGTGGCGGCAGACCTTACGGGCGCGACCGTGGACGATAACGGCGTGCTTGTATCCGCATCTGAGGACGGCGGCGATCCCGTGGCTATTGGTTTCCGCGCAAAGAAAGCGAACGGCAAGTACAGATACTTCTGGCTCTACCGCGTCATTTTCGGTATTCCTGCCACCAACCTTACGACCAAGGGCGAAAGCATCGAGTTCTCCACGCCAACCATCGAAGGTACAGTCTACCGCAGGAACAAGGTGGACGCAAAGGGCAACCATCCCTGGAAAGCGGAGGTGTCCGAGGACGATACGGGCGTGACCGCCGAAACGATCACAGGCTGGTACTCGAATGTTTATGAACCGACTTTTGAGGGCGAGGGTTAAGGAGGTAACACAGAATGGATGAAAGAAGCGCAATCGTAAAAATCGGCGGTCAGGAATATGAGATGCTCCTCACCACCAAGGCAACGAAGGAAATCGCCGGACGCTACGGCGGGCTGGAGAACTTGGGCGATAAGCTGATGAAGTCGGAGAACTTCGAGATGGCTCTCGATGAGATCGTGTGGCTCATCACGCTGCTCTGCAACCAGACAATCCTTGTGCATAACCTCAAGCATCCCGATGAGAAAAAGCCGGAACTGACCACGGAGGAGGTCGAGCTACTCACCTCACCGATGGAACTGACGGATTACAAGGACGCCATCATGGAGGCTATGTACAGAGGAACGAAACGCAATATCGAAAGCGAGACAGACTCAAAAAACGCACAGGTCGGGTAAGTGACGAAGAGTTATTTACCCGGCTGTTATATTACGGCATCGGTCAGCTTCATCTTACGCAGGATGAGTTCTGGCTGATGCCGTTCGGTCTGTTTATGGATTTATGGGAATGCCATAAGCAGTTTAGCGGCATATCGAAGCCGAAACAGAATCTCACGATTGACGATGTTATTCCCTACGGAATCTGACGGGAAGGAGGTAAAGACGCATGGCTGACAATTTCGGTCTGAAGATCGGTGTCGAGGGCGAGAAGGAATTCAAAAAAGCCCTGTCCGATATCAACCAGTCGTTCAAGGTACTCGGCTCGGAAATGAAGCTGGTATCCTCGCAGTTTGACAAAAACGATAAATCCGTGCAGGCTCTCTCTTCCCGCAATCAGGTGCTGATCAAGGAAATCGAGACACAGAAACAGAAGATCGAGACGTTAAAGGCGGCTCTCGACAACGCCGCCACCTCCTTCGGAGAGAACGACAAGCGCACACAGAACTGGCAGATTCAGCTGAACAACGCAGAAGCCGCTCTGAACGACATGGAGCGCGAGCTGGAGGACAACAACAAGGCTCTCCAAGACGCCGAGAACGGTTTTGACGAAGCAGGCGATGAAGCGGGCGAGTTTGCCAAGGAAGTAGATGATGCCGGAGATCAGACCGAGGATGCCGGGAGCAAGTTCCAGAAGCTCGGTGAGATCGCAAAGACAGTCGGCAAGGCTATGGCCGCCGCTGTTGCCGCCA